GTGCTAACGGTCGTCATGCTGGCGGACAGGCCGGCAAGCGATTCGGGCAGGCCGCCAACCGCGGTCTTGACGTTGCCGAGCGCATCCGCCGCGCCGGTGAAGCCCAGCGCGTTCAAGCCGCCGACAACCGCTGTCTCCAGCCCCCCGAATACGTCGCCCGCGGTTGTCAGTGCGCCAGCCCAGTCAATGCCCTGGATGGCCCCCGTGACGTTTGTCTTGAGCGCGTCCAGCCAGCCCGCGGCGGTCGCCAGTGCGCCGCCCCAGTCAATGCGTCCAAGCGCGGCGGTGACATTGCCCCGCAGGCCCGCCAGATAGTCGCCTGCTTGTTGGAGAAGAGCGCCCCAGTTGATGGTTGCGATCCGGTTGATGACCCCCTGTGCCAGCCCGCCCACGAAGTCCCCGGCAGTCGCGAGGTAGGCAGCCCAGGGAATTGACGTGACCGCGGACACGACCCCGTCACGCAGCGCCGCCAGCCATTCCCCCGCCGCGGTCAGCGCGCCGGCCCAGTCAATCCCCTGGATGGCCGCAACGACGCCCGCTGTCAGGCCGGCCAGCCAGTCGCCGGCTTGCGTCAAAATCGCGCCCCAGTCAATCGCTTGGATGGCCGCAACCATGCCCGCCGCCAGCGTGCCCAGGCTTTCGCCTATCGCACCCAACGCGCCGCCCCAGTCAATTGCTTGCAGGTCAGCGATGAACGCGCTGAGGTCGCCCGTCTGGAACAGCCCGGCGAACGCGGCCACCAACTGCCCAAGCGCCTGCACTGCCGGCTGGATGGGGTCGGGAAGATGGGTCAGCCAGTCGTTGAGATAGTCGCCGTCCTCAAGCACTGCGCCGATGTAGTTGGCAAGCGAGCGCAGCCCGTCCGCCACGGCGTCGAAGTCAATCCCGGTCGCGGCCTCGGCCATGTCCTTTAGCTGGCCGGCAAACGCCGCCGCCCGCTGCTGGATGCCGCCGATGTTGGACTGCCACAGGACAAAGCCCGCCGCCGCCGCGCCGATGCCGACAATCAGCAGGCCAAGCGGTGACAGCAGGAAGCCGACAGCGGTTGCAATGCCGCTAACCGCCAGCATCAGCGGCCCGGCGGCAGCCAGCACCGCGGCGAACGCCAACCCCGCGGCAATCACCGGCTGCGGCAGTGCGCCAAAGGCCGTAATGCCGTCCGCCACCACGCGCACGATCCCGCTCATGCTGTCCAGAAAGGGTAGCGCCACGCCGATTAAGAACGAATCAAGCGACCCCTTGAGGTACTCGATTGCCCCGCGCATCCCCTTCATGCGCGCGTTAGCGGTGGATGTCGCCGCGCCTGTAACTCCAAGCGCGTCCGCCATTTCATTCCAGCCGTCCGTACCTTCGGCCATAATGACCGACGCGGAACGAATCGCATCTGCCCCGAAAATAGTAGCCATCGCTTGCTGGCGTTCTTGCTCGGTAAGCTCTTTCATTACCGTACTTGTTGTACCGCCGATGGCCGCCAGTTGTGCGTATTCCGCCTGCGCCGCTTCGAGAGTGCGGTTGAGTCGGTCTTGCGCTACGATCTTGTCATCTTCCGACTGCGCAACACCAGCAATCCCCGACTGATAGTTCGCCAACTGCGTTTGTGTTTTAGAAATGGTTTTCGCCAGGTATTCCATGCGGTCAGCTTGGTCGGCAGTCAGGTTGGAAGAAGTGACCGTTACGGCGTTTGTGCCGTACAGCGCCTGCTGCAAATCCTGCATAATGGCCGGGAACTCGCGCATGTTGCCTTGGGCGTCAAATGCGCTTACACCCAAATTTGCCATGACTGCCGCCGCCTCGTCGGTTGGGGCGGTCAGCCGCATCATAGCCGTTTTTAGGCTCGTACCGGCGTCTGACCCAGCAATGCCGTTGTTGCTGAGGAGGGCCAACCCGATATTGAGATCGTCAATTGTCTGCCCGTTTGCCGCAAATACCGATCCGGCCATCTGCATTCCTGCGGCCAAATCGGTAATGTCCGAACTGGAGGCGTTTGCCGCCGCCGCCAGCATATTCGCCACGTCGGTGGTGTCGCCGGCCTCCAGTCCGAACATGTTTACTGCGTTGGCTGCAATGGTTGCCGCCTGCGCGACATTCATGTCACCCGCCGCCGCCATATCCAGCACGCCGGGCAGCGCAGCCATAACTTCCATGGGTTCCAGGCCGGCCTTGGCAAGCTCCAACTGCGCCGCCGCCGCCTCGCCCGCGCTAAAGGACGTGACCGCGCCCATCTCCAACGCCTGCGCCTGCAACGCTCCCATCTGGTCAGCCGTCGCGCCGCTCACTTGCTGCATGATGTTGAGTGACTGCTCAAAGTCCGCCGCGCTGTTGATGGCCGCCGCGCCGATGCCAACCAGGGGGGCGGTAACGCCGAGGGACATGGCCGTGCCCGCGCTGCGCATGGTGGCGGCAAGGGAGTCTACAGTTTGCTGCGCCTGGGTGCCGTCCAGCTCTATACGGCCATATGCTGATCCAAGGTCTACGCCGTCAGCCATGCCCTAATCCTCCCACGTCCCATCCTCTTTGACGCGCACCTTGCGCAAGCCCGCCGCGCTCACCGGCATGTACTGCCGCGCCTGCGCCGGGGTGTCATCCAGCAAGGCCGCCAGCGTGTGCTTGGGCTTGCCTTTGCTGTCGCGCTCGTTCAGCTTGCCCTCGACCCACGCTCCGAACTGGCCTACCGCCAGGTCGAACTGGTAGGCAGCCCACTCGTCAGCTACCCCGACGACCGCGCTGGGCCGTTGGCAGTACGTCGCCGACAGTGAATGAAGATTCCACATCTGGACTTTGTTCGCGACGAAAAGGACGCAGCGCCGCCGCCGCGCTGTTTGCCCAGTTGAAAATTGCCTGCTTGTCGCCCGATGGCAGTTCCGCCACGTCCAGGCCGGCAGGCTCCACGATGCACGCCCGCGCTACCACGTCCAGAACCGGCCCCATCTTTTCCAGGTCGGTGAGGTCGATCCCCTGGTCGGGCTTGCGCTTGAGCATCTCGGCCACCGGCGCGCGCAGGTCTGACGGAATCTGCCCGATGTGCACCAGGTCGAGCAGGGCCACTTTCTTCAGCCGCACGTCCAGGCCAGAAGGGAGGGTGAACGCCTCCCCCTCCGATTGCCGCGCGCGCCATTGCTCCAGGTTCATACGCGCTCCTTAGCTGGCAGGCACAGTGGTAGCCGTCTCGTTCTGGACAATTTCGTACAGCTTGCTTCCGTTGTCCACGGCGATGCCGCTGCACGACTGGACGTAGAACTCGCCGTCAGCAAATTCGCCTTCTAGCCCGTCCGTCAGCTTGGCCTTGTAGATCAGTACGTGGATGTCATCAGCCCCATCACCTACCGACTTGCCATAAATCTTGAACCACGGGTAGGTGTCGCCGGCGCGCGCAAGCACCGTGTTTACCTGGTTGGGCGTCGTGCCGGTCAAGGTAATCGTGCGCCCGGTCATCACCTTGATCGCCTCAAGGCTGATGCCGCCCGCCTCCAACTCCCACTCTACTTTGTCTGTGATTGCCACCACGCTCACCGTAGCGTCATTGCCGCGCAGTTCGCCGGAGGTCAGCGCCTCCTTGAAACTCAGCGTCATCGCGGCGGGCAGCGCCACCGGCGTGCCGGAAGGTAGCGGAACCACCGTAATCTGTCGCAGGCCAAAGGGCCGCGTTGTGCCTGTCAGTGCCATCGTGTCATCTCCTCGCGGCTAGAGCGCCGCTGCTGTCTCTTGTTGCACAAACTCAAACACGCGCGTCCCGTCACTCACCGCGACGCCCTGCGCGTATGTCACCCAGAACTCACCTTCGCGAAACGTGCCCTCCAGCGCCTCCACCTTGCAGCGGTACAACCGGCAGAACACGTCGCCGCTGTCACTCAGCGCCCGCCCCGCGATACGGATGTAGGGCATGGCGTCCCCGGCGGCCACACTCATAGTCAGCGTCCGGTTTGGCGTCGTGCCCGCTGCCGCCGCCGCGTCCCCCGTCAATCTGGCGAGCGCCTCAAGGCTGATACCGCCCGCCTCCAACTCCCACTCCGCGCCGGCCACGAACGACGCCGCGCCCACCAGCCGCCCGTCCGCTTCAAAGCGCGTCGATTGCATCAGCGGCGTGGCGTGCAGCATCATGGCCGCCGGCAGCAGAACCTTGTTCGCCCCGGCGCTGTCATAAAGCGCAATCTGGCGCAAGCCGAAGGGCGCGTCACCGTACCCCGCCATCAGCCCTGCCCCCTGTTCACCGTCGCCACGAAACGGCTCATAATCACCGGCACGTCCAGGGCCGCGACTTCCGCGCCCAGAATGTCGTTGGCGTGCCGCACGTCCCACATGCCTGCAAGTGTCTGCCGGTGCAGAACCCGGTAAGCGCGCTCGCGGCCCGCGTCTATCTCAGCGGCCCCGCTCTGCTGGTACAGCCACAGCGTCACGAACAAGCGCGCCCCGTCCGGGTGCGGCCCGGCTGGCGCTTGACTCTCCGGCTTGAGGATGGCGCAGGGCAGCATCTCACCCCACTCGTTGAAAGCGTTCGGCGTCGTCTGCCGGCTGATGTCACCCACGGCAACCCCGTCATACAGCCCGCCAGGAAGGAGGGCGGTCAGCGCGGCGTCTGACTGGAGGGCGTTGAGAATGGCGGCGTAGGCGGTCATGCGAACGCCTCACGCAACATCTGCATCAGCGGCTCATAGTGGTTCTGCATGGTTCGCATGATCACGGCATACCTGCCACTGTTCGCCAGTTCCAGCCACACCCCATAGTCAATCACCGCCCCATGACTCAGGTAGATCGTCACAACCTTCTCGGCAAAGTCCGCTTCGCTTGTGCCGAACAAGCCTGTGCGAGCGTTGCCCGTTCGGTCCGTCCAGGATGCGTTCGCCTTGGCGTCGTTCTGCATCTGCGTCGCGCTGTACTGCGCAATAGCGGCCACGGTCCGAATCACCCGGTCGCCGTACCGTTCAATTGCCGTCGCCAGTTCGCTTGGCGGCCTCTCCCAGCGCACCCCCGTCTTCGCCTTCGCCACTACTGCACCTGCCTTGCCTGCGCCTGTGTGCCGTGGTCGCGGTTGGGATGGATGGCCGTCACTTCGTACAACACGCCCGCCACCGTGAAGCGGTCTTGCGGCTTGATGTCGAGTGCGGCATCGCCAACTACCACTACCGGCGCGATTGCCGCCTGCACGCCCGCCACGTCCGCCGCACCCGCCTGCGCGTTGCCGCCGCGGGCAATGCGCACCGTCTGCGCCGCCAGCGTCGTGCTGCCCCTGCGAATGACGATGCTCACCGCCCGGTCGTCGCGGATGGTGCGCAGGCCGGCAG